GTCTGACGGTCTATCGCCGGAGAAAATATAATGATTCCATGGGTATGGTCGAAAAGAGTTTTGGATGGAGTACCGATAAAATTACCAGAAAGACGATAATTGATCATATGGCTGCCGAAATTATTGAGGAAAATATTGATGTCCCGGATGAGGGGGTATTACGGGAGCTAAAGACCTTCATAATTAATGATCGCGGAAAGCCGGAAGCGGCCCCCGGTCATCATGATGATCATGTCCTGGCCGCGGCGATTGCCTTGTATAACATTGATAATGCAACAACATACACCGCCCCAAAAAAGAAGAAGATTAGCAATCGTATGTTGCAGAAGAATCCCAGCCTCATGTGCCCGGATGGATTCATGCGTGTTCCTCTAGGATCGATTAAGAAGAATTACAAGCGGTTGATGCCGTAATTACCCGTATCTAGCCTTCTCTGTTATGGTAGAGAATAGTTATGTTCCGGTTTTTCCGACTGATAATTATAATAAGCAGCAGTCTGTAAAAAAGACCAAAGATTTATCCTTAAAAGATTTGGGCCTTAAAACGGATCCAAAAGGCGGTTTAACCATTGATAATCCAACCGCGTTTATCTCGGAACTCGGTTTATCGGATGCATATGCTACTAATTTAATGTCTAACGGTATTGAGTTTAAAGATTTTGATGAATTTAAAAAATTTATAGATACCGCGGTTGAGTCGGGAAATACGACAAAATCAGACGATTTCTACAATGATATTTTTGCTGAAGATGCACGACTTGAGCAAGACTCACGAATTCAGACGAGTTCCGCAGGTCGTTCCAAGGCATCGCAAGCGGCAGCCGATAAAGCATTCGGTATAAAGCCGCAGCCAGCAGCCCCCGCTCCACAAAATCAGGCTCAAGCAGCCCGCCCAACACTTGACCAGCCCGATAATGGAAAATCTGCATTTGCTCGGGCAGCCGCTAATGCCGAGCCCGATTTTATTAACCGGTTAAATGGTAACGCAAGATGGGCAAACCCCGTTAAGGCTCAACTCGAACAGGAAGCTAAGCGCCGCCTTCAAAACGAGCTTGCCGAGTTAAAAAAATCCGAAAAAGCCAGAAAACGAGCCGGCGAAGAGGATGTAATTCTGAATACCTTGAACGACCAGTATCGCCAGCTGTATGCAAATACACCCGATGCGGAAGGTAATGCCCGCTCCGCCGAGGATTGGGACGCAATGGATCGCGATCAAAAGATCAAGATGATCCGGAATTATAATATCAACAGATCTCTTGGAGCACCCGCCGGCGAGATGACCGGGCAAAAAATGAATGCCCTCGAATCTCCTCGCGGATCGTTGGAGGATATAGTTTATTGGGACGAAAGTAAGAAAGTTCCAGTAGTTCCAGAGACTCCAGCAAGAAATGAAGCTGGAGGCCCAAAAATCGAAGCTCCTGCACCTAGTCTTAATGAAATGCGTACGGATCAGATGCGTGATTTTGCAAGAACTCCCGCAATCAGCCCAGAAGTAAAAACAACAGCGACCCAAGGCTTCGACCAAATATCTGCACCCAACGGTGTTCCGATGACGGAACTCGAAACTTTAAATGTCTCTCCCATGGATGATGCCGCGAAGCAAGCAGCACTTCCGCAAGCTTTTCAGAATCGCGGTATTCGTGAGGGCGAAGCCCCATACGATCCCGCTCGAGGTCTTACAAGTTTACAGAATCCGGCACCTGCACCAAAGCAGCCTAGTATTTTAAACACCCCAGCACCTTCAATCGCGCAACCAGACAATGGAATGTCTACGGCTTTACCTATGGATTCGGTTGATTTGATGAACCAGGTTGATGCTTATGAAAAAGCAAATCCTCCGATTCCGCCAAGCACCGCAACAAATCCCGTTGTATCACCCGAATCGTACGACCCGCAGGTAAGAACCCCCGAAAGTCCTGAAATCGATATGGAGGGTATACAGTCTCAGGTCAGTACCGATACTCGCTCTGAGTTACAAAACGACCGAGATATACGAGACCTCGTCCGAAGGTTACCAAAACCGGACGGAAGAATATACGACGGTAAAGGTGGATATTCTCAGCCCGATCCGCTTCTACAAAATAAACCCGCTAGTAAACCCGCTGCCGCCCCATCAAGGGCGCCTAAGCAAGAGGAAGGTTTTCTCGATAAATTAAAGAATTTTGACCTCTATGACTATGTCGATGATCTACAGAGTCAGTTTAACAAACCGATATCTCCCGACGAGTTGGCAAAGATGAGGAAGGCCCCACCATCGCTCATGAATCGTTTTGAACCGATCCGAGCAAAAGCCTTGAAGAACTTTGATGACACCATGGGACCGATTTACGACGGCGATCCTGCAGCCCTAAATAAAATATCAAGAGCCATACCAGATGTCTTTGATATGGATAATTATGAACAGGCTCCAAAAGTTATAAGAGCAAAGAATAATACGCCGCAGGCTCCGGCCCCGCAGGCTCCAGCCTCTTCCCCAAAACTTCCATCCGCAGACCCATTCCTTGAGGATGAGCCGGCCAGCGAGATGCAAGGACCTAAAGAGAAGATGGTACCAATTTACGGAAGAGATGGAATAGTCGGTTACCGCAGCTATTCCGATCAAAGAAAAGCAGCACAGGATTACGCAAAAAAGCAGATGCGGGAATCTCCGTTCTCTTCTTTGGGTAACGCTAACAGCGGTCGTATGAGTAAACTTTATCCAACTCTGAATACCGATCGATTAAAGAAAGAGGTCGATCAGGAGACGGCAGATTATTACAGCAAAAATAACCCGTTTGGCGAAGAGTATCGACCTAAGGGTAGAAGATACAACCCCTTCTCCTAACTCCTGAGAAATGTCCCTCTTCGACGATATAGATCTGGGGGCTGATGATTACTCAGGCGAAAAGAAAGATAGCCTAAGTCAATTTACCAGCAAACCGGTACAGAAAAAGTATCAACCATTCGGAGGCCAAATGCCTCAGGCTCCACAGCCACAATATGAACCCATTGATTACGGATACGAGGTTCAGCCTGCACAGCGTCCGAGTAATGTATTTGATGAACTCGATGCCTATGACGGAATCAAAAAAGCTCACGGTCAGTTCAAACAGTATGCTACCGAGAACGAAAGATCTGCCAAGCATTACGAAGGGTTGTATGATGATTTTGTAAAGAACGAGTTCCAACCGTTTTTCAACAGCGTCGGCGGATTCGGAGATTTTGATAATGATGACGAAATGCTTTCGTTCATCGATCAGATGAAAGCGGAGGAAGTAAAAGCGAGTCAGGAAGAGGACGGCTTTTTCGGAGGATCTTCCGACCGCAAGATTGCAGCCCAGGAGAATCTAAAAAAGTTTGGAGCATGGGATAGCACCAATGGATTGCGGGATAAATATCTTAGATTAAAAGCTGAGAAGGATCGCAGAAGACAGACCGCAGACGCTGCCAGAAATCAAGAATTTCAATTATTCGAGCAGCTGACCAACATTCCAATCCCTGCCCGGGATGCAATGGATGCACAGCTCAAGGCTAGGAGCGCATCACCTAAGAGCAAGAAAGCGACTGATGATTTATTGAATCAATATTCTTTTGAGGCTCCGATTGTTGATCACATGACGGGTGAAGTTATCAATTTAGAAAAAACCGATCCCAGAAAAGCAGTCCCTTCCGCTACCGACCATTTAACCGGCAAGACTTCCAAATCCTTTGATGCGCAAAAACAAAGATTATCGGCTGCTATGCGCGGAGATATTGACGGAGTCCTCGCCCGTCGCGATTTGGTAAAGAAGGAAAGAAATCTTCGGGATAAAGGAATCTTCTTTTCTCAGAATGGATTGATTGATGGCCGACCCATTGGTCTTTCCCGTAACGATGTCGATCTTCTCGATATTGCTGAGATGAAGGCTGCTGGCATGACCAGCTATCGCGGAAAACCATTGGAACTCGCAATGGAAGAGCTTGGCGGAGAAGAGAGATTAAAAGCAGCCAAGATCATGGAATCCGTCTATGGTGCCAAGAGCAACTATGAGGATGCACAGTTAGCATTTCTAAAAGTAGCCGGCAGCTCTAAAGCTGACAAAGCCCGCGAAAAGATGGAAGCCGCCCGGGACGATATGCAAAAAGTAATATCTCTGGCTGCTGAAAACGGTTTGGATAATGAATTGTTCGAGCAGGCTGAGAGTACCAGCTGGCTTGGTGGGTTAGGAAATGCAATTCAGCGGGGTGTCCTCATGAGTGAGATGAGCGATTATACTCCCGACTTTCTCACGAATACATTGGATGCGGATGAGATGCAGAAATTTATCGAGATCGCATCTGAGATAGAAAAGCTTCCCACTAGCTCGACCATGAAACGGGTAAGAGAGACCAAGTCCGACGGGTTTCTCGATGCTATGGGTAATCTATTATTTGATAATCCCGCAGCGATTCCGGAAATGTTCGTGGAGTCACTATCATCATTTCTTCCTGCCGCGATAAAATCCATGATTGTTACAGTTCCCACAGGAGCTGCTATTGGAACAGCAATAACTCCTGGCGCAGGAACTCTTGCCGGAGCAGGTGTTGGTGCCAAAGCATCCTGGGGTGTTGCCTCCTTTGTTCTCGAAGCATCCGGCATGGCTTTGGAAGGGATGCAGGAATTAGGAGTTGATTGGAAGAATCCAAAAGTATTTGCCGCTGCATGGACCAATGAAAGCATTCGCAATAAGATCCAGAAGAAAATGGTGCAGAAGGGTGCCCCGATTGCAGCTGCCGATATGCTTACCGGTTTCATGGCTGGCAAGGTTATGGGTGTCGCCAATCACACCGGTAATGCGATGTTCAAAGGGGGTAAGCTTCTTGATAAAGCAGCATGGAATAAATCAGCAGGATCTGTTGCTCGATTCACAACTTTTCAAAAAACTAGAAATGCAGCCGCCGAATTAGGTTTTGATTCCACCATGGGTATGTCCGGTGAATATCTTGGGCAGTGGGCAGCGAAAGAACCGGGCGAAGCATGGGACTGGGATGCGATTGCGGCTGAAGGATTGGTCGGAGTTGGCCCGGGCATATTGTCATCCGCATTGGAGATGCGCGGGCGTAACGCGAACTACTTTAGTAATGCCCCCATTGAGATCAGCGGCGAGCAGACTACTGAGACAGGAACAACCGGAACCGTTACCCGAGCAGGATATTCCGCACCATATCAGACATTCAACGATGCTGAATCCATGGGCGATTATTTATCCACTCTTCCGAATGCAAATCCGGAAGCTGTTGAATTTACCAAGGACTGGATTGCCAAGCTTTATGCTAAAAATCCCGAAGCGATGGCTAATCTCAAGATTGCGATCAGCCCAAGAACTCCTGATGCAAATATGGAAAATCGCGGAACCTTTGAAGCCCGCGATGGACAGACTCTCATCTATTTAAATGAGAAAGAATTTTCCGCAGATCCCATGGCAACCTTCATGCATGAAGCAGGTCACTTGGCCCGTGTCATCACCATGGATGAAAAGCAGCTCATGGATGTATGGAGCACGATTGGTAAGGATGCACAGCTCGATGCTTATGCACAGTATTACACCAAGCGGGTAGGGATTAGTTTCAAGGACCTGGATGAAGCAACCCAGGCAAAAGTTGAGAGTGCATTCAATAAAACTGACAATGCTGTACTCGCAGAGGAATGGTTTTCATATCAATTCGGTCAGTATCTTTTAGGTGAGAACTCTCAGGTTGAGAATGATGTAAAAGCAGAGCTCAAGACATATGCTGACCAGCTTGGCGATGCGTATACTCAATACTCGGGAACAGATGCTAAAGGTAAGGATCTGTTCAAACTGATGTTTGACCAGCTCGGCCTCGGACCTGCACCCGAAACCACAATCAATCAGCCAGCACCCCAGCCCGGAATAAATTCAGATCCACAGGCAGCATTAAACGCAATGCCAGGAACCCCGCAGGAGAAATCCATGATCGCCCGCGCATTGAATGCCATGGCCGGGCAGAAGCTTCTTACGGAGAGCGCGAGTTTCTATACAAATATGGAGCGTCAGGCTGTTGTCGCTGCTTCGGAGAAAGAAGTCGATGAGCAGTCCGAAGAAGGTGCCGAGAAAAAGAAGACGGAGGAAAAAGCTCCGCAAAAGAGCTATAAGCAAAACCAAGGACCTTTGCTCCCTGCTCAAGAGGCTAAACTTCGAGCCAAGCAGCCACAGGCGAAAGGATCTTTACCCGATCAAAGAGAAGCAGCAGAAACAGAGATTTCGCAGCTGGATCGTTTGATACCGGAAAGCGAAGCCGACAGAAAGAACCTTGGCAGAGCACTAGCGACTGTAAGACAGGTTGAAAAAACTTTAACCGACGAAGATGCTTTAAATAAGAGAATCGACGAAGCTGTTAATAAACTAGGCAATAAGGCTTCTGTAGGCTCAATCATTGCGGAGGTTTTACGATTTGGTCCGATGATTGATGCAGCTCCAATATCAATTATTAAAGAGCTTAGAAAAGAAATATCTCAGATCGAACGCGGTAAAGGTAAGCAGAGACTGCAGACAACAAAAGCGGTCGAGGATATGCTGGCTGAAGCCCGCGAAAGAATTGATGATGTAGTAGGCCAGCTTGAAAACCGTGTAGCAGAAATTGATAAGCAGATAGATTCATTAAAGAAGGGTGCTGATGTTAAAGAAGCCCAAAAAGAAATAAAATCTCTAGAAGAGAAAAAAGCACTGGCGGAAGCCTATATTCAGGTCATTGCTCCTGAACAAAGAACCTTTGAGTGGCGGGACACTGTTCACAGTCTTTATTATGTAAAAAGAATCACTAAGGAAGGTGTGAGCGGAAGAATAGATCTCACTTTGGGTATGCTCGCTAATATGAAAGATTTCGATAAGTACGAGATCTACAGCACTGTAAATAACAAAAGACAGAAAAAGACAGAGAATCAGAAACCACATCATGTACTTTGGGATTTTGTAAACGGCGGTTTCGATGAGAAAAAAGTAAAAGGCGACAGAAACCAGCCTAAATCTTTTCTTGGAGGAAAAAGCCTAAACCAATACTTAATGCTTTTGGAAGCAGCCCGTGCATCTGCCCGTTGGAAACAGCAAAAAAATATCGGATCTGATGCAATAACCACCGACTCACGGGTTGTATCATATCCTGAGAACTTCGGCGAAGAGACTACTTTTGGTGCAGTCGTGGCGGAAAGAATCCGTCGCAGAATGAACCGCTCGGTTAAGGACGAAGAGGGTAAGCCTGTAAAAGACAAAGACGGAAAAGCAGTCCCTCAAATAGAACGGGTGCCCGTGTTTACTGAAAATCCAACGACCGAAGAAGTTCTCGCTTTAAAAATAGCCGGAGGTGCCACACTCGAAGGTCTTGGAGATCCCTCCGACTCCCACAAAGATTTTGATATGGCTCTGTATGTTGTCGAAAGACAGAGAATGCAGGAGGAGCAGATCAGTTCGACCGAAGCTGGTAAAGCCGATCTAATACTGGATCTCAATAATCAATTTGAGTATGCGGAAGAATCTGAAGATCCGTTCATGCGGGTAAAGCCTGGAGCACCGCTATCTAAAACCTTATCCCAAATCATCAGTCTCACAGCCCGCAGGCAGTTCCTTGATAAATACGACAAGGTAGTAAAGGAAGATGTTGAAGGAGAGAAAGTCGAAAAAAAGGCACGACTGGAAGCTCTTGAAAAAATGCGCGAAACGATCGATGGACAGATTGTTGAAGGATACACCGAGCTTGTAAAGAATCCAAAGAGTAAGCTGTTTGCCCAAAGACTTAACGCCGTCGTCCCATATCCTAAGCAATTGGTCAAAGACCAAAGTACAGAGGTCAATACCGCAGGGTTTGAGGTGAAGAACGAAAAGAATTTCAATTTCCGCAGACCTCTTGAAGACACGGATGTCACCGTAAAAGCAGAGAATGGTCACGGAGCCTTTACTGCAAGCAAGGTGTACGAAACCTTTGATGTCATCAAGGCGTATGCCAAAGGTCGTGAGCTGAAGGCCGGAGAGTTTGAGAAGCAAAGAACAACCATCGATCAGACCGAGCAGAATATAGACAGACCGACCACTATGGAAACCGGTGCCGATCTTTTATCCTCTGTCGATATCAATGCAGTTGATTTTGCTCAGTGGTTTCTGGGTGGAGAGAAACAGTCCGAAAAGAATAAAGGAGATACCGGCAGATCCCGGGCTGCCCGTCAGATGATAAAACTGGCAGACATTCCATCATCGCAGTACACCGAGAAAACAATCAATCAATTGGGTGGTGGCTTGGGCGAAGGATTGCTGCCTTTCGTATTCGCGGACTTCATTACTGCGATGCACAAGAAGTTTGGAGTCAAAGGATTTGATGATCAGATTCAAACCATCCGCGATCGAATTAATGAAATATCCCAGGAGCAGGTAAATGAGCAGGGTACAAGAACCAAAGAAGCTGGAGTAATCAAACCCGCCGATTTGGAAACATTAGCCAATGATATGGTCGATGTATCCAAGCCAATCGTTCAGGCAGTCCTGGATGCGGAAGCAATCGATGTCTATGGACAGTTCGACCCTCGTTCTGAGACTGTGCTTGAGCGCGATACCCAAATGGGAGAAGCAACCGATGCCGATGAGAACAGCGCGGAGATACGAGACGATAGCGGGAATGAGGATACTCAGGTCGCTAGCAAAAAGTCCGATACTGATGAGAAACAAACCGAAGCGGGCGAAACTATTTTTGGCCGGGGTGATACTGACAGGCAAGCTCTTCGGGAGAGAATCATGCTTGAGTACAAGGACGACCCCAAAGTAGCCGGAGCTCTTGAAGGTATGTCATACGAGCAACTCTCGGAATTCATGAAGGAGGATATGGGTAAAGAGGTTAATGAACTTCTTCAGAAAGAGCTCGAAAGAAGAGCCACCCGCAGAGAGTTCAATCAGGCATTTACATCAGATGGCTCAGGTAAAATATTAAATTCCGATGCCGGCAAGCCGATCAATGATCTAAATGTTGTGCGCAAGATAATCGCCCTCACGAAGAAGCGAATCCCTCTTACCCGTATTGCTGAGCTCGGATCCCAATGGGATTATGATGAGCTATCCGCGATCCATTTCAAAGCTCGGGATCGTTCAACCTACGAGGGCGGAAAATCCGATGTGCAGGTAGCTGAGGAATTATTGAAATCCTTAAAATCCGCACGGGCAGCCATGGCGGAAGGAGACGCCGAAAGAGCCCAGCAAGAAACCGCATTTATAGAGAAGCTCATGTCTAATGATATGGTCATGAATAATAAATGGTCGGACATAAATGATGATCCGGAAGCCATAGACCTACAGGTCGAAGCCGAAGGCTTTGGGGGCAGCATCAGTGATTTAATTACCAAAGCCCGCAAATTCAAAAAGGATGGCACCAGCCCCCGCACATTAAATTCCGATGCCGGCCGGGTTTTAACCAGCGATGTTAACCCAAATCTTACGAAAGCGACCCTGCTATCCAAGATCGCGGGCGATCGGGAGCTTAAGAACGAATTTAAGGAATGGGCGGCCACCAGAAAAGAAAGCTACGATAAGGGTAGTTTCCGGATGAATATGATCGACCGGATGAGCCCGGTTAAGCTTTTGTCACAGTCATCTCTCGAAGTATTCGAAAAGCTCGGGCTTAAGAAAGGTAGTCTTCTTCATAACTGGTTGGATGTGCACGGCCGTTCGCATCAGTATTTTGGAAAAGGCGGCAATGGTTTAGAGCAAAGTCGTTTAGATTATTACGATCCTCTGACTGAGATTATGCGGAAGCATAATGTTACACAGAAGGAAGCCGGCGAGTACCTGATTGCACGAGCTGCACCCAGTAAAAATCTTCAAATCGAAGCAAAAGCCGAGGAGGTATTATCGGATATGCGAAAGGAAGACGAGCAGGGGAAAGGAAAACAGTATAAAGAGCTCTACGATTTTTATTACGACAAAGACGGGAATTTTATTCGTAATTCCGGTGTGGAAACAAAGAAAGCTTTGGAAGTAATGGCTAATATGGAATCAAAGCCAGAATTTGTAGAGTTTCTAAAAGAGTTTCTCCCCGTCTATTACGATATGAACAAGGATGGCTTAGATCAGCTTTCCTATGGTCAGTTGATTATGTCCGAAATACGCGACGCAGAGGGTAAAAAGATTCAGTCCATTGATGAAAAGACTGCAATGATAACCGCAGCTTCCCGCTTTGATTTTAATACGGGTAAGGCGGATAAGTACGGCAATAAATACACATCAAAAGTAAAGCTTGCGGACAACTATGCATATTCTCCACTTCAAGGATTTGAGGGTGAGACCGAACAGTTTTTTGATCAGGAAGAAGCCTGGGAAGAGTTTGGATCTAAGAGCACAGGGGCCGGCAAAGGATTTAACCAACCAAAAGGGGCTTTGGTTCTTCAGGGGGCTTTTGGTCGTAAGAGTGATGGGGTTAAGTCATACGGGCCAGACCCGGTAACCGTTGTGGGTAATGCTATCAACCAGCATACATCAGCTATGATCCGGGCTAAGAAGAATGAGGTATCCCAGTCGTTCGGAAATATGTATGCACTTTTATACTCGGTGTTAAATCCGACTAAAAACCCCGCAAAAGATAGCAGCGAGTTTTTTGATTTCGCAAACCAAGATCCTGAGCTTAAAGAGATTTTCGAAACGCTTCAAACAATACACGAACCGGAAAATAAAGACCTTCTGAAGGAGCTTACTGCAGAGTTCAATAAAGTGTTCGACAAACCGTTCGAGCCTTCGGAAACAAAAATGGCTTACGAGGTCAAAACTGATGATGCGGGTATCGCCGACTCGAAAATAGGTCTGGTTCGGAGAACCTTAAGCAATGAGTTTAAAAACGACCAGAATGTTTTTGTTTTTAGAAGAGCGGGGCAACCATACTTCATCCGCTTTAATCCAAAAACAGACGAAGGGCTCCGCATGGCGGATGCCATGAACAATTTACGATACGAATCGCTACCCCCGATTCTTGGAGGTTTCAATGTTGGTACTCGTTTAATGGCTAAGATGTTCACCTCGGCCAACCTCGCGTTCATACTCCCCAACTTTTTCCGTGATGTATTAACCGCAAGAATTCATCTTAGTGAGGACAATAAAAAGGTACTCATAAAAGACGCACTGAATCGCAAGAATCTCGCGGGTTTTATGAAATCTATTTATCAAACCGAAGCTGACATAAAGAATGGTATCAACCCAAATCGTAAAGAAGAGATCTCAAAGATATTAGCTTTGAGAGATCCCAAAAAGATTTTGGAGTCTGGAAACCGTCAGGCGATGTATCAATACTACAAGGAGAACGGTGGTAAGGTTGATATGTTTAGACATCCAACCCTTGTTGAAAAAATAAAGGACATTCAAAAATCTCTTGATGGAAAAGACGGGTGGACAAAAGCATCGTGGAAAAAGTTCTGGGATTTTGTAGATACCGCCAATACGGCTGTCGAAAACTCGATTCGTGCATCTACTTTCTGGGCAGCAATCAAAGATGGTAGAGGCCCAGATGAAGCGGCAGTAATCGCCAGGAATGTAACTGTTGATTTCAACCAAAAGGGAAATCTTACCCAGACATTTGGATCTTTGTATGTGTTCTTTGGAGCATCCATGAATTCGATCGATCGGTTCTTTACTACCTTCTCAAGAAGATCTCCTAAAGAAAGAGCCAAGCTTATCGCTGGTATCGCAGGAGCCGCATTTATTATAAATATACTCAACCGTCTGATGGATGATGACGAAGATGAGGAGATGCCGGATTACGATACCATCAGCTCTTACAAAAGAGATACCAACGCAATTCTGCCCCTTCCTGCGGGTTTACCAGAGTTCTTCAATGATGAGAAGGATACAGGATTCTTCAGCTTACCGCTTCCTTTAGGTTACAACTTATTTTGGACAATGGGACAGGTCATGGGTGATATGTTTGCGAAGAATGTATTTGGTAGGGGTGGTGCAGGATTAGTCGAAGCCACAACACGATTTACCGACAGTGCGATGAGTGCGTTCAACCCCGTAGGTGGATCAAGCGGATTAGCTGTTGCCCTGACACCAACTCCTTTCGTCCCATTGATTGAGCTTTACGCGAATAAGAACTTCATGGGTTCTCCTATTAGATATGCCGATCGTCCATTTGAGGTACCAAAACCTGGGCATATGCAGGATCCGAAAGGAACTCCTGAACACTGGAATAAATTATCAAAGGCTATCAACAGTTTCATGGGAGGTAGTGATGATGTAAAAGGATCCTTTGCCGGAATGCTAGGCAATAACCCGCTATACTACCGTTCCGATGAGGACATAACTTTTGATATCTCCGGTAATCAAATGAGACATTTGGTTATGGGATATCTTGGCGGCCCCGGTCAAAAAGCAGATGCTCTTTTCGGCTCCTTGTTCAGTGCCGGAAGCGGTAAACCTTCCATAGAAAATGTTAACGACATACCTATAGTAAACAGATTTCTACGAGCCACGACCTACGGCTCTGCGACCAGAGGCACATTCTATGAGGTTCGGGACGCAGTAAAAAATGCAGAGAAAGCGGTGAAGTCAGCAAAACAAATTAATGCGAAGACATACACCGCCGTGCTCAACGATAACCGCGAACTGCTCAAACTATCATCATCAATCAGCCAGCTCGATAAGCAGAAGAACAAGATGCGTAGGCTCAAGAAACAGATCGAAGGATCCAAGACTTTGACCGAGGAGCAGAAAACCCAACGGGTGGACGATCTTCAGAAGAAAGAGTTAAATCTAATGGTTAAGGTCATCAAGCAGGCGCAATCGCTCGGAATCTCATAAATGAAGGAAACCAATCTAAAGCTAACCAAGAAGCAGGAGGATAAGCTCGTAAAGTATGTGCTCGATAGAGTTAAACAACTCAAGGAGGACAATCGCGAGAGGATCGAGCATGATAAAATATCATGGAAGACTTATCATAATGACCGGAGCGATCGGGTAGGGTACGACAGTATTTTCAGCCAGTCCAATATGTCAGTTCCGATGACATCTCTGATCGTTGATCATTTCATGGCACGGGCCGAGGATGAGATCACCGGCACAAGCCCATACTTTAAATTTGAAGCACAGGGTGCAGCCGATCAGGAAATGGCTGAAGCCTTTGATAAATATTTTAATTGGAAGCTCGAGGATGTGGCCAAGACCCGCGAAAGATTGGAAGAATCCTATCTTCATCTCTTCATCCAACGGGCTTTGATTTTAAAATCTACCTATAAGGAGGAAATTTCCACATGGTACGATTACGAAAGAAATGGACTGTTCAATAATGAACGCGGAGAATTTGAAGAGATTCCCGGAGAAGGTCCAATCATTGAAGGAGAGGCACAATTTATTCCTGAAATGAATCCAATGACCGGAGAGACTGAGATGCGCTTGGCAACAGATCCAAGCTTTCAGATGATACCCGGTGTCCACGAATTTCAACCATTACCCCAAGGAGTTCCGACCCAACAGGTAAAGTACAAAGGTCCCAGGTCGGAGGTCATAGATTCCGACCGTTTCCTCTGCCCCACGACCTCCGAGTCTCTGGATTCATCCGATATCATTGTGGAAATGTACGATAAGGATTTACGCTGGGCGAATAGCATGTTTCTTGAGCGTGAATGGTTATCCTTTGGTGATTTTTACAACTTGGTAAACAAAGATGCTAATCCAAGAAGTCCGATCGAAAAGAATGAGGAAAGGACGGAGAATTTAGATTTTGATAATGAGGAAAATCCAAGCATTCAGGTTCTTGAATGCTGGATAAAAAGAGATGTCCTCGGAACAGGTTCCCCTCAGGAATTCTGTGTATTCATAGATCCGGAGACTGAGAAACCAATTTATTACGAATTTGTGGCAAAGCTCACCCCCGACAACAGGATTCCGTATACGGCCGTATCCATCGGTAAGGAAAGAAATCGATGGTGCGGTCGTAGCTTGCCTGAAAGAATCAGATCTTTCCAGGAATATGTTGATAAACAATTTAATTCCCAAAGCTATCGAAATGAACTCGCAGCCAATCCGGTCATAGGTGTTAACCCGCAGGCCGTAGAGGATGAGCCGGAGGATGTGGAACTCCATGCTGGTAAGATCTTTGAATTAAAGGATCAATATAACATTGATGATTTTCTACAATTCTCTGCGATTCCAAATGTTGATGTACGCACTCAGGAACTGATTGATTTTATATTTGGGATTGTTCAGCTCTGGCTGGGAGTTTCCAATATGGCACAGGGTGATTATCAGGCATTGGCTCCTGCCAATACAGCAACCGGAGTCGAAGCAACCTTGCGCGAAGCATCGAAGATTGGTCGTCGCTGGATGCGCAGAATCGTTCGTGGATTCGAGGAGCATTTGACCAAGCTCGTTCAGGTATCCATGGCAACGATGGACGAGGAAGAAGTATTTGAATACATGGAAGGTGATGTCCGAGCCTTTGGTGTAATGACCCCGGAAGCGATCAGGAACATTGGTATAAATACCAGAGTCATCCTGTCGCAGGACCAAGGCCAAAGGGCTATTGAGAAAGCAAATCTCGCATTGCAAACACAGGACAGATATTTCCAATCACCTCCCGAAATGCGTCCGTTCATTCGTCCTATGCTCAAGCGCATCCTCGATGCTATGGGCTTTGAAAGAACGGATGAATTATTACCTCAGGAAGCACCTCCCGATCCAAAGAGCGAAGCAGAAATTGCCAAGATGCTTGGTGATAATGCATCGGCCATGGAGAATGCCAATGAGCCAAAGGATGGAGTTTCCGCAGCAACCGCCGGCATGGGAAACAGTAACCCACAAGGCATGAACCAATACCAACAATAAATTATGAGCGCACCATCAACACCAGCACCAGTTAAATATAAACACAGCAAACCCGCTAATAACTACAAAGCAGCCGAGAGGAAAAAGTCTTTCCGTAAAGCTTCTAATCATAAATCTGTAGAAAATATCTATGGAACCAAATACCCAGCAATGGGTGGTTCATTAGGTGTAGTATATACTCAAGCTACAGGAGAGATTTCAAAAGCACACCGGGCTGACAGCGTTGCTTAATGTCAAAACTCCGCCATATATACCGGTCAAATAAGTTATCCAATATCGCGCAGAAAAGGTACACCCGAAAATATAGCCGGGAATACCTTGAAGAGAAAGCAGCTCGGGGTGCTTCTATTAAACTTGGGTTTGGCGATTTTGACGGTGACGGTGACTTGGATGGTCT